CTGACCTTGCGGTCAAACATACGCATCTCGTTGGCAATGTTTAGTTTGTCACTCATCAGTCTTACTCAATTGATAGATCATTATAGCACGTTCCAGTGCGTCTTGTAAGGTGGGATTGGTTCGCGCCTCACGTCGAATCTCACCCCACAACTTGTTTTCTTGTATGTGTTCAAACAATGGTCTGCCATCGCTTGTTCTTTCATCGTGATCTATTCGATGTCCTGTTATGGGATCATACTCATATCCCACTTCAAATCTTGTGCTGGGGTCGGCGCCCGACTCTCTGGCGTATACTACACCATTGGCACTTTCGTAGATATATGTGGCTCCGGGTTTGAGTTGTCCCATTACCAGGCCTTGTTGTAGTCCACAATCTCACAGTTACGACTGACGTCTTTAACAAAGTACACACAGTCGGGTTCTGGTTCATCGTTCAAGGGAACGGCCAACATTTGACCATTCTTGAGTTTGGGTGCGTACCAGTTGACTTCATGATACACATCTAGTATTTCAATGTCCGGGAAGCTGGGCCTATAACTGCTCAACGGATTGAATTGAAATACTCTAAAACCTCTATCATTGATACTGGTCAATGGTAGCACTTCTAGATCGCCAATGTCGGGTTCTCCGATCAGGATCTGCCAGTCCATGGGCATTTTGATTGTTTGAGTTCCTATACGTAACACCAGAGCCGGCGCATTAAAACTCTCTAAAAAAATCAGCGGAATAAAATGATAGTCTGGGTCTGCTGGATTTGAATTATCAAGTATGGCAAAACGCATGTCATCAACTTCTTCAGGCAGTTGATTAAGGTCATAGTAGTTGTTGTCTAGTGTTAGTATTCGCATAGTGTTATGTTACAGTATTCAGCCTGAAAAGTCAAGCAATTTTCATCCATTCCAATTTCTCTTGTGTGAATGGATAGTTGGCTTCGCGATAAAAAGTTTTGCGTTTGGTTAGATGCCGCTTGGCGAACTTGCAGGTTGAGGTTATGTCCCAGATCTGCACATGATCTTTGTCTTCGGCTTTGCGGATGCCCCGCCCAATGCTCTGTATAACCCTAACAAAGCTCTTTCCAGGTTCCACCAAAACCAAGTTAAAGATCCTAGGTATATTAATGCCCACAGCAGCCACACCATATGTGGCCACAATAATCTTATCAGTGCTGTCCGCAACTTCATCATATTCGTCTTGTCTATCTTTTGCTTTGGTGGCGCCCGATACAAACACAGCACGATCACCCAGTCTCTCTACTAGAGCATGTCCTGCGGCTACCCGATCTACCAAGACCAAGGTGTTGCCTGTTTCATTTACTTTTCTTATGAGTTCGGCCATGGTGTCCAATCTGCCAGACTCTTCCAACAAGTACTTGAGTTCACTTTGATACTCTTTGTACTCCACATGGTCCACCAACTGCACAATATTCACATGACAGTTAGCCAACACACCTTGCTGTTGCAGTTCGTTGGCACTCAAACGACCCACTACAGGACCCAGTCCTACCAGTAGTGCTTGGCTTTCAAACTTTTCTTTGGGTATGGTTCCGGTCAATCCCCAGCGAATTGGCACTCTGGCCATCACGCCTGTGAGCAGGGTTTTGAGTGCATCTGCTTTGGCCATGTGTACTTCGTCCACAATAACACATATCACATCTTCCAGGAACTCGTCAATGGTACAATCGCCCACACCGGCCTTGGTGTTCTTTAACAAGATGTTTAGACTTTGCCAGGTACAGATGGTATGTGTGCGTCCATACTCTTTGCGATCGCCAAAATACACACCCACATCTTGTTGCATGTTGATGTAGTCTTTTTCTGTTTGAGTTACTAGACTCTTGTTGGGCACAATCACAATCGATCTGCCATATGGTGCCACAGCATTTGACAGGGCCGCTGTCATGATGGTCTTGCCTGCACCTGTGGCCACTTCCTGTAGACATTGCGGATTGGCCAAGAAGTTGTTGACAATTTCCACCTGATAATCTCGCATGACAATGGGTTCACCTTCAGCAGGATGTCCTTTGGGCCAGGTCACATGTGCAAATGAGTCCTCACGCACTTGTTCAAATGCAAAAGTGGTTGAGTAGTCACGTTGATCATCTATTTCAATGTCGTAATCAAACTTTTCCAGTATGGGAATGATCTCAGGTAGCAAATTGGTGTAAGTCGATCCGCCCAATTGGAAGTATGCAACCTTGCCATCCCAGCGTCCCAGTCGCACCGCTGGCATGTAACGGGCGGCTGGGTTTTCGTATTTGAAAGCGTTTACCAGTGCTTTGCGCACATCCAAATCCAAGCCTTCTAACTTGATGTTGACTTCATCCCGAATTTGTATTGTGCATCTTTTCATTGTATTATCGCTTGTTGTATCCATTGCCTTGAGGCAATATCAACCATCAATTGGTCACGGTTGCCTGTGTAAATCAAATCTGCAACTGGAAACCTATATGGTTGTGCTTGTGTATTATACACACTTGTGATGCTGTGAGCAAGGAAAAAGTCTCGGTGCAGGTTGATATACTGTTGTATTTTGCCATAACGATCTGAGAGATCTTGATCGTAGAACTGTACATTAAAATCGGCACTGTAATGGCTGAATGGCCGGAATGCATCATTGCCAATGTACTTATCATTGTCGTTGGCCAGGTCCTCAACTGTTTTTCCAATTTCACAATAGTTGAGATATACCGTACCGAACTGTATGCTGGGTTTGCCGTATTGTGCCTGGAGTGCCAGATCCAATTGATATGTTTTGGGCATGCCATACCAAGTGCAAACCACCCTTGGATGTGTGCCTGCGGCCACGCTTTCACATCTATGCACCGCCAAGTTTAATTCTGCCAAGGCTCGCCTAACCGGATCAGGGGCACGATTCCAATAGTCAGAGTTTTGTTGATCCAGCAATCCGTGATAGTGTTCAAATATGTTGTGCAAATAGTTGAGACCGTCTTGTGTGTATTCAAATGGTCTATGTATAATGGTTTCATGTGCGTTGATAGTGGCAATACATTGTTGAATGTACTCTATTGCACGAGTCTGTTCTTGTGCCAGGGTGCCAAATCCATAAAATCTATCTGGATGATCCAGGGGATAACTGCCACGGGCCTGCATACGCTCGACCCATAGTTGTGCCACTGGAGTATTGCGTATTTGAAATCGAAGAGTTAGATCTCCGGTTGAGCCCAAACGGAGCACAAGATACTGAGGCATGATAACAGTATATACTTTCTGTAACAACAAGTCAAAAAAACAGACACCTTTTTAAGGGTGTCTGTTATGAATCCCGGGCCGGAGCCAACCAATGCCCGGGAAAACCTTGGAGAGTTAAACCTTTCGTACTGTGTAGCCTTCAATTCGGTAGTATTCTACTTCTTCAATATCGTTTGTGGTAAACAATAGAAAATCGCCTTCGTAAACTTCGTACATATCAATCTCCAAAAAACAAAATCAAAATTGCTAAAAACACGGACCAGCCAAGGTGTCCTAACATTAACAACATTAAGACACCTATCCAAGCCATATCAGGCACTCTTCATGCAAGTGGTCTCTGCCAGACGCTTCCAGTTCAACACTGACATCTTGCGCAAGTCTGCAATCTTGAGAGCCATACGCAAACTCAATTCACGCAAACGATCTTTGTTAGTGAGCATGAAGTCGATAATGTCGTCTTGCACAGCCTCGTCAAACTCGTAGTCTTGGAACAACACACCGTCTTTGGCAATTTGTTTGATACGCAACAATTTGTCACGCTGTGAGTCCAAGGTCAAGTCCAGATAGTGACAGCGTGATTGCAATGCATCCAAGTGGTCACGCAATTTTTGCGATTTCATTTGATCAAACTTCAAGTTGGTAATAAAGATTACCGAGCCTTTGAATTCGAAACGATCTGGAATGCCTTCACGGCGCAGGGCACTGGATTCACTCAACCATGAAATAGTGCGTTTCTTGCCGGAGTCAAGAGCACCTTTCAGCAAGTTAAGAGCCACGTCATCCAGCAAGATTGAGTCACAGTCGTCAAACACAATAACGCAATTCTCATCGGAGTATTTGTACAGTGTCTGGAACAGGCCAATTGGAGTGGCTGAGCCTTTGACAACCTCGGCACGAAGGCGCTTGCCTGCCAGTTTATCAAAAAGGCATGCCTTTTCAATCTCAGTCTCAACGCCAAAACTTTTGCCAACGCCTGGAGGGCCGCTGACAATCATAGCCCGGATGTCACCGCTCACCGTGGCCTTGGTCATTTCTGTAAGAATGTCAAAACGCTCACGGATACGATCCATGGCTTGTTCGTCGCTTTCTGCGACCAGCACTTGTTTCTCAAAGTGTACGGTGTTGTCTTGTGTCATGCCGTTAGTATACTCTATATCAGCGATGTTGTCTACACTGATACGAATCGTTTCAGGGCAGTTAGGGAAGGTGCCGTTGTTTTTGACTGTGACATAGTTGCCTTTGGCACCTGTTTGGAAACCGCTAACAAGAACAAATTCTTGGTTACGGACGGGTTTGTTACGGTATGTACCGTTTACTACTCGAATTGCACTCATGGTTGGCTCCTTTTGTGTGCGGGTTTATCTAACTGTCTATGTCTATATTATAGCAAAAGATGATTTATTGGTCAAGTGCCCAAAAAGTAATACTTGAGTATTACCTTTGGAAGTCCACTAGACGTTGCACAAGAATGCCGTGTTCAGCGTCCATTTCCTCATGGCTGAGATAGAAGTCTGTAGTGGGGTCATAGTAGCGACCTTCCCGGGGATCATAATATAGCACCCGTCCTGACGCATACTTGAATGGGCCTTCCAGTCCCTTGCGTGGGCCATACTTTTGGCGCATGGCGTCTGTTTCAAAACGATCTGCAATTACTTTGTATCCCATCCTGGACTCCTTTTTGCTCTGTATGCCCATATTATAGCAAAATGGGAATTAATGGTCAAGTACTACTCAAGTACTAGTTTTTACTGCCACAGTTGTTGCACTACAGGATCTGCACTTTCGTGAGGTTTTGGATGCCCATGAAACACCACCACAGAAGTGTGTGGTTGTATCACTACTCCGGAACCGGGTCGGTGATGGCAACGCTTTGAAAAGTTGTAGCCGCCGTCCAGGCACTGCCAGCGAAAACTTTCAAAATAAAAATCTTCAAAAAATCTTCGTTGATTCACGCCCAGCACCGCGCCCAAATAGTCTTGATCTCCTGGATAGCTCTTGATTGTGGCTTTGAAATCTGCTTGACTGAATTTGTCCCATATCCAGCTGAATCGATCTGTGTTCCACCACATCATGCTGGAATTCATGGTCACAGTGTCTCTGCGTTGCAGATATCTAAAATCTCTAATGGTCCAAAAATAATCAGTAGAATAGCCTCGCACCCAATCCAGACTGTTTGCAATTATCACATCCAGATCAAAGTACAACAAGTTGCCCGAAAAATGATCAGGATTAAACAACTGCATCTTGTACCACCAGGATCGTTTGGGCCCGGAGATGCCCCAGTCTTCAAGTATGTGTTTGACCATGTGTGGTGGCACTGATCTGTCGTGTTCAGTATACACATGCATGCGAACTTCGGCGCTGAGATTCTTGCACAACATGTTATACAGACGTTCCACATACTGCCAGTCATAGCCCAAACCGTGTATCACACAAGCACAATCAATGCGTCCAGGATTCTTTTTTGACATCAGAATTGAAAAATAATTTGATATTCGTCCAAAATGGGCAAATGACCCTGAGACTCAAGATATTCAACCACAGCTCGGCCTTTGCCAGTTCGTCGATGGTTGTTGACCCAGCGTGAATTATCATCTATTGCTACCACACACCCTGGCTTGATAAAGGATTGGATTGCCATGAACTCTTTTAAATGGTGTTCAGCACTTGCAGTATCATTGTTCCAGTCCACATCATAACTGTCCAGATAAAACAAATCCACCTGATCAAGATCAGTCTGCTGTTCAAGCCAGGTCACACTGTCGCTGAGTGCAACTGAAAACTGATCACTGGCAATGGTGTCACGTGCAATCTGACAGGCTTCAGGATCTATGTCTACACTGCGTACCTGTCCACCATGCTGAACCACAAACTCTGTGAACAATCTGGCACTTTGCCCATCTGTCCAATTGTTGGGAGTTCTCAGTGTGCCTGTTTCCACAATGTCAAAATCAGTGCGTTTTTGATTCAACAGCAATCTAAATATGATATCAAATCCCACAGCACGATTGTACATGCCGTCGGCCAGGATGTTTTGATTTCCTTTGAATTGAATATTCAATAAAGGATAGTAAACTTTACGGTAATGGTCAAGCCAGGTAGTCATGACGTTTATATAGCTGACGTCAAAACCCCGGACGGATTAAGTTCCGATGTAGCCTTTGCTGATATTTAGATTGCAAGAAAGCGTACTGCCAGAGGGTATTACCCAGGTGTGATGGCCCCGACTGATGCCACTGTCTGGGTGTGGCACACCGTCGATTTGCACACTGCTACGAACATCTGGAGTCTTTTCAGAATTATAAGGAACTCTAGTGTACGCATTTACAAAAGCAGTGGCTGTGCCGGGCACTTTGAAATGACTTGGTCGATCTGCCATGTAATTGCACGTGACATCACGCAGGATCACTGCGTCTCCGCCAATCACAGTGATCGAATGAGAGTAGGATCCACCAAAATCAACTGGAAACAAAGTTGTGTCATTGATTTCAAACAACACCTGATCAAACACAATGGTATTCAACTCCAAGGGCAAATTGCCTGAACCAGTGGTTACAGTGTTTAAAAACACCTGTTGTCCATTGATTTTGACATCCAATGTAACTGGAGAGCTGCCATATGCGTGGCCATAAAATTTTAGATTTCTATAAGTTGTCATAGATGAGGTCCTTGTGCAGTATTTATTCTAACGCAGGGGCGATTCGATCTAGCCAAACACCTTGTTGAAGTTCTGCAACTGTGTATTCTGTGTGGCAAATTTGAGTCAACCACAGCTCTCTGTCTCGAACATAGGGTTGCTCGATGTCTGCAAATGCTGTGCCCACAGAATAGGCCAAACTGGATGGTGCCACTATGGGTCTAACCCCGGCTATTGCAGCCTGTATTCCTGGCCCCGAATTGATGTTTACCACGGCATGACAGTCATAGTGCATGTCAAAACTGTCATAGGTATTGGGCAGTCGGTTGGGAGTTTCAACTGTGACATTCTTGGGCAGATTGTGCAAAGGCAGTCGACAGCGTGGGTGTGGGCGCACTGTGATCGGGCGGTCTGTTGATTTTTTGAGTATTTCCAAGGTACTGTTCAGCCAGTTCTGCATATTGATGCCTGAGACCTGTAAACTACGATCGTGTTGCAAAGCAACAATGATATCGGGTTTTGGACTCAGTTGTGTGGCCAAACTGATGCGCAATTTCTTGGCACGATCCCAGTCCAAATTGTTCTGTTGTCCGTAATAGCCGTCGGCTGTGATGTTGTCGACTGCTATTTTCCAGGTGTTGCCACGATACAAGGCACCAATTTCAATTATGATCACTGGTTTATTTTGTGATCTATAGTGTTCATATACTGCTTGGTTGGCAGTCATACGTCCGGCCCACAGTACCGACCAAATGATTGCGGCATCACTTGTCATTGAATTTTCCTGCGTTTGAATTCCTCTACTTTGTAAACAATCCAGTACTGCACTCATGACAGGTTGAGAATTTTTTGCACATTGCAAAGGAAAATAGGCTATGTTTTTGATCATAAGTATTGAAAATGAAGTACACAGTAATTACCACCTTTAACCAGTCAGGCTATAAACAATATGGCCAGCGCATGATCAAGACCTTTTTGCAGAACTGGCCCCAGGAAGTCACTCTTGTGGTCTATACCGAAGATTGTGCTGTTGCGGAAACAGCCGCCAATCTTGTGGTCAGAGACATTGCCACAGTTGATGCACTGACCACATTCAAAGACGCCTGGCGTGATGTACCACGTGCCAATGGAGATGTCAGTGATGATCCTGTGCGAGCTCGGCGTAAAGATGCTGGCAAAGGATTCAAATGGGACGCTGTGCGTTTTGCCCACAAGGTCTACACAATCTTTCACTGTGCTAGAACTATTTCAACTGATTGGTTGATCTGGATGGATGGCGATACTGTTTGTCACAGCCCGATTGCCTTGACAGACCTAGACCGACTGTGTCCCCCTGATCGGGACCTGTGCTTTTTGGGACGTAAACACAAGTATACCGAATGTGGACTGTATGCCATCAATCTCGGCCGCGCAGAAACAAAAAACTTCTTGCAACGGTTTCAACGCATGTATGACGACGCCGAGGGCGGCATATTCACCCTGGAGGAATGGCACGACTCATTTGTGTTTGATGCTGTGAGAAAATCATGTGCATTAAATGAACTGGACTGGAGCGGTCACTTGATCACAGGTGAAGGACATCCCTTGATCAACAGTGAATGGGGTGCTTGGTTGGACCATTTGAAAGGTGCCAGAAAAGACATGGGTCGTAGCAAACGCATAGATCTAAAAGTGCCACGCACAGAAGCATACTGGCAATGACCTGGATATTCCTAAACAAAAACAACGCAGACGAATACATTGAAATGTTTGCAGCTGGGTCTAGAACTGTGCCCACTTGCTTGGAAACCTGGCGCTATGAAGACAGTGATGCTCCCTTGGTATTGCGTGGCATCATGAAACACAAGATAATCAAACGCTGTTGGGAAGATCATCGTGATTTTTACTACATGGATTCTGGATATCTGGGCAATAGGCCCAACATGGCCAATCCCAATGGTTGGAAATTCTATCACAGAGTCGTGCTCAATGATCTACAGCATGGTGCAGTGATTGATAGACCTGCAGATAGATTAGAAAAATTAGACATAAAGATTCGTCCTAGACAAAATCACTGCAGAGACATACTGATAGTTGCTCCAGATGAAAAGCCCTGTGCATTCTATGACATTACTCTGGAACAATGGCTAAAGAACACTGTTGATACCTTGAAGCAACACACTGATCGACCCATACGCATGCGAGAGCGTCCGGTTTCAAGAATGGACCGCAAAACACAACGTCCAGAAGAATGGTTGAATGATGTGCATGCTGTGGTTACGTTTAACTCAACCGCCGCAACAGAAGCTGTGCTGGCCGGAGTGCCTGTGTTTGTAACAGCACCTGCCAATGCCGCAAGACCTGTTGCCAACTTAGATCTTGGTCAAATAGAAACACCTTGGTTTCCTGACTCTGACCAAGTACACAAATGGGCTTGTCATTTGGCTTATGGACAATTTCATACCACAGAACTAGCCAACGGCACCGCAGCCGCAATACTCAAGGAGACTCCCAATGCGTGAACAATATGGATGGCATTTTCCTGACATCGAAACACATTTTCCCCAAATGCTGGCCAAGAACATCAGCAAAGGTGGGCCTGCTGAATATCAACAGCCTGTGCGTTTGCGCAGTCTTAGACAAGTAAAGCAAAAGAGAACAGCACTGGATATCGGTGCCAATGTGGGCTTGTGGTCACGTGACCTTGTGCAACACTTTGAACAGGTGATTGCATTTGAACCTGTGGCCATGTTTAGGGAGTGTTTGGAACGCAATGTCCTTGCATCAAATCTAACAGTACAATCAGTGGCCTTGGGTGATACCGAAGGTCAAGTCAGCATGATCATCACCGAAGGTAACACAGGACATACCCATGTTGATCCTGCCAGCCGTGGTGGCGATACTACCATCATTAGATTGGACAGTTTAGAGTTAATCAATGTTGACTACATCAAAATTGACTGCGAAGGCTTTGAGTATCGTGTGCTTCAAGGTGCCAAACAAACTATTCAACGCTGTAGACCCATTGTTGTGATAGAACAAAAACCTCACGAGATGTATTCAAAGGATTACGGACAATTTGCCGCGATTGGCCTGCTGGAAGACTGGGGCATGGTACGATTGGACCAGGTCAAAGATGATTGGATCATGGGATGGCAATAGACAATCCTGATAAAGGTGCTGCCGACTCTGCCCAATGGGCACGTAAGTGGACCACAGACAAATACATTGCCAAACGCAGAGCAAACTTTGAAACTGTGGATGCTTACTTGAATCAACCCGTAGGCCGATTGTTAGATATCGGTTGTGGTTTTGCCTGGGAGTCAAGATGGTTTGGCGAAAAATACGGCACAGAACTTTGGTTGCTAGATGGCGATTCCGGTGTCAATGCTACCAAACCTGAGTCTGCTAGTTACGGTAATTGGAACACTGACTCTAGTGAACTAAAGTTCTATCACACGTTTGATTTTCTAAATGCTAAATTACAAGAACTAGGTACCAAGAACTATCATTTGGTTGATGCCAACAACATCAACATACCCGGTGATATAAAATTTGATGTTATTACCAGTTGGCTCAGTTGCGGGCACCATTATCCTGTGCGGACCTATATTGATCTCATGAAACGTCATTCACATGCTGATACCAGGATCATCCTAGATATCAGGTGCAAGGGCACAGAAACAACATTCATTGGGGTAGATGGATTCGAAGTTGTTGATGTTGTGAGCAATGTAGGTGGCAAAAAACGTGCCACTGTGGAGATAAAGTTATTATGACCAGTGCATACTATGCAGAATCAGTACGTGTGGGACGTGAGTTCCAGGAAAGCAACAAGAGTTGGGCCGGATATGATGTTGTAAAGTATCAGAAATGCATCAAGGACCTGGTGGATCGTTATGGTGCCAAGACCATACTAGACTACGGATGCGGTAAAGGCTTGCAGTATCAAGAACGCCTGCCTTATGGCGGAGGGGCAGGTATTGAGTTGCCCCAAGACCAATGGCAAACATTTGATCAATACCTAGGTGTTTCTGTCTACTGCTATGATCCTTGCGTGGCAGGCTTTGAACAACTGCCTCCTGCAGGCACTCGATTTGATGGTGTTATTTGTACCCAGGTACTGAACAGTATTCCTGATGCAGATATGATCTGGGTAAAGGAAACTTTAGAATCTTATGCAGATAAATTTTGTTTTATTGGCATAAACTTTCAACGTGAAGCCAAGGGCAAGAAAAGCATGTACGATCCTGCACACTTTGCTCAGCCCAGAACACGTGAGTTCTTTCGCAGTTACTATCGAGACTGGAAGGATAGCAACTTGTTCTGGTGGTGGAAAGACCGACCTTACTATGACGCATGGTTAGACGATCAGTTGAATGACACTTGGAAAGATATTCCAGATTCTTTCAGTGGCAAATATGAATACATAGAGGTAAATCACAGATGATTATAGATCCCAAATATCAACAGCAACTGGCCGCCATGCACAATCAAGGTCGATTTGTCAGAGGAAGCAAAACATTTAAAAGTGTACAACCGTTCCTTGAACAATACCAACCTTCTAGTGTACTAGACTTTGGTTGCGGGCATGGTGCGCTGATGGCCAGCATACAACAGGCCTATCCTGACATGCATGTGGATGGCTATGATCCGGGAAATGGTCAGCACAATCAAATACCTGCTCGTTTGTTTGACGCTGTGGTCAGTGCTGATGTATTTGAACATATTGAACCCAAGCATCTGTCAGACACACTAAAATTGATCAGTAGCCGGATGATCATTGGGGGATGGTTTAGAATTGCCTGTTATCCGGCAAAGAAACACTTGCCCGACGGGCGTAATGCTCATTTGATTGTGGAGTCACCTGACTGGTGGCGTGAGCAATTGTTGTCCTGCATGAATATCACTATAGTAAAAGAGGATATTCATGTGTTTGATAAAAGTCACAAATGGCCGGGCATTATGGGACACAACTATGATGTTGTGGTAGAAGCCAAATAAGGCTGGAACTTTTTCCAAATGTGACCTTGACGTGCATCTGTATCTGACCAGTGCGCCGAAGACAAATCGTACAACCATTGTTCGCGAGCAAATACCGCAGGTGATTCAATTTGTGCAATGTCTTTGTTGGCCACTTGCCAGGCAACACAACTCACATCATCAACAAACACAGGTATGCCAGCACAGGCCGCCGCTACACTGGCTGAACTGTTGAAGAATACTGCGGCATGAGCGCCATTCAAGTTATCAGTCAATCTGGTGTTGAGCGGATCTACTAATTTTACATCAGATCTTTTGCGATACTGTGCAAATTCTTCGGGTCTGTAGTCTCCCGGGTGAGGACGTATCATGATTTGACGTTGGCTGTATTTGCGTATTTGTTGCATCTTTTGTGCCAGCCAGTCAAGTGGATCAAGTGTTTTCATGGCAAATCCACCGTCACGTTGCATGCAAATCAACACATGACCTCGAGTGTTTGTTTGTGGAGGGTGTAATTCAATGCCCAGAGCTTGACTTATTTCCAACCACTTGGTGTTGTCACTGTTGTGATTGGCATATTCAGCGCGGTCATAAAACGGACCATTTAGGCTGTGTCGTAGATATTTACTGCCATCATCTATGTATTTCCAACAGCTGGCATCTATACACATGGTATGAAGTCCGCGGCGGCGTTGTTCTGCAATGACTTCCTTGCGCAGGGTTATGTTTCGGCCGCCAGTGTTGGTTGTGGCCCAGCCCAACATCACTGCCAATCTTGCAGGGGTATAAACATAGTCATGTTCCACTCGCACTTGCCCACCTGATTGTGTGACTCCCACAGCAAAACTTTCAAGACATTGCTGTTTACGGCTGTGTTTCTTTACATTGGCCACACTGGAGATATAAACAACACAATCAAGCATTGTTCAATATGCGCCATGCTGTGCCGTCTCTCATTTCAACTTCTGTAAACTGGCAGTATGCTAGATGTCTTGCCCATGCATCAACTTCATCTAGTGTGGGTATTTTGAGATTTTCGATTTCACTAATGTTGTGGCTACACAACGGGCCAGCCGCATTAGGGCCCAATGTAATAGCCGGCTTACCATGGAGCAATGCTTCGCCTGCGGCAATACTAGAAAATGTAATCAAGCAATGTACATCACGTTCTAGTGCCATTTCCATGGTGTCGTCATTGACTCTGGTACTACGACCCTGTTTGTGGCGTATAACTACCGGGCGATCAGTATGTGCTCGAATTTCAGCCTGTACTTGTTCTAGCCAATCTTCTAAAATAATATCATAGTTGTTTAACAGTTTTTGGCTGGGCGGTGCAATTAGAATGTTTGTGCCTTTGCGCATTTTCTTAAGACTAACACCAGTTAGATCAAATCGGTCTCTTGGACGGTCTATAATTGGTCCAAACCACTGCACATCATTTTTAGTAATGCGATGAAATGTTTTTTTCTTGCCGTTGCCAAAGTATCCTGTGTCAATGTAGTAAAAATCTCTGCCAGCATCTCTGCAGGCTTGCATTTGTTTTCGTTTGGTAATTCCGCGAAGTACTACAGGACTCATTGTAAGTTCTTCTCGTGCCCAGGTACTGATTTGTCCGCCTGCACCCTGAACAAAACTTTGTAGGATTGGATCGTACATGTGTCCTTTTCTTTCATATCTATATTCACTGTCTGTACTCACAATGTTGTTGACAGGCAAGGCCGCAATTTGCTCATTCAACGTTTGTAATGTAATGCCATAGGTCGAACCTGCTGGGTCCACACGATATTTTAGTATGTTATCAAATATTGCACGAATCTCAGGTGTCACTTGATCCAACACATGCGGTTCAGGTGGAGCAGGCGGTTCAGGTGGAATATATGACGATTCGTCTTCCTGTTCCCAAATCATTCTATCAACCTTTGTTGACAATACTCAGTTAGTATGCGTTCTCTGTGCCATTCGTCCCCCATGGGAGTGTCGGCAAATTCATGAAAGCACGGAGTGCCCAGAGTGTAATGCAATAACTTGGCCGCGGGGTTTGGCCCGTATTCATCGGGCAACCAATTCCATTCTGGCGGTAGTTCACCTATGCGAGCATCATCTATCCACGTGAAGCGATGCAGTTCAGCACCAGTGGCCTTCTGTACATAATCCGGTGTGAGTTGTCGGTTAGGAAAACTGTTGCAGTTCCAAAGTATCACACTGGACCAATTTTTTCTAGGGTAGTCTTCATTTTTTGATCCCAGATATTTCACACTCATTTTGGTTTTGTAATCGTGTTTGACCACTTGTACATCCAATGTGGAATTTTGCATGGCCCACAATTCGGCAACATCACCGCGCACAATCATGTCACCGTCAATGAATATGGCATGTCCAGACCAGCCCATGAGATATGGCACCAGGAAACGAGTGTAGATAAAGTGATTGCTGCCATCTGTGTGTGTTTCTGAATAGTCCTTGAACAAGTTAAGGGCCACAGGCACAATGCTCACAGGTTGACTTGAGTGTCTAATTATTGAGTTGACACAGGTATGATATGCAATGGCTTCGCGGGGATCGTAGCCAACAAAAATTGGAATAATGTCTCTCATGCAGGTATTTACACCTGGATGTCTTCCATGCCTGCAGTTCTTAGTCTAACCACATGGCCCATTTGCCACTGTTTGGTATCTAGCCCTTTGAGTATGCCCAGCCAGCGATTGCGCAGATATGCCACTTCATTGATTAGTGTTTCATAATCAATCACTTCGTCCTCGCCATCCACATACTTTTCAGCGTCTCTTGACGTGAGCGCACGGGCATAGCCTTCCAGATACTTTTGAAAGTGTTTTCTACGTATCTTGCGCAATTGAATATTGAGATAGTTTAAGACTGCTTCAATTTCTTGCAGTTGATTGTACCTAAACTCAGTGATGCCAGGCAAGGCAGTAATGTTCTTTTCTACTAGGCCGTAGATTTTACAGTCCCGTTTGGCATCCTCAAGTTCACGTTCATAGTGAGCAATAAAGTCTGGGATTGCAACAAGGCTGGCAACTACACGGCTGTACCACATTAGTTTTCCCAGTCTTCGTCTTCGTCTTCTTCCTTTTCGTACTCATCTTCTTCGTCTTCGGCCTCATAGTCCTTGTCATTGTCAAGGTATGCGGTCAATGCACGTTTGATATCTGAGTCACCTTTGAAAGCATCACGAATGTCTTCCACATCCGAATCATTGTCCATTAGTATTTGTACCACAGTTTCGGCGGCCTCAGCACGGTCTACTGTGTTTACAAAACGCTTGAGCTCTCCCCAAATTTCACTTGCTATTGCCTCTGACATTATTCTGTATCCTCCTCAACTGTAGTTACCTCTGCTTTCTGATTTCCAAAGTCTGCCATGACTTTGTCCAGGCATCCGTCATCATTCTTTTCCCAGGCTTTGCGGAACTTCTTGATTATTTCGCCATCGCTAGTGGTAAACACCAGGCTGTTACCTTCACGTTTGAGCATTTCTTTTTTCTCAATCAGATCCACAAGACCCGAGTAAGGACTCATACCTGTTGTGTATGGAATCTTGACCTGCACACCTTCAAAGGGTTTGGCATAGCGTGTTTTCATAACTTTACATCCGGCACGAATACCGTTCACGTCTGCCACTTTGTTGCCATCTTCGTCCTCTTTGAGTTTCATCTTTTTCATGGCAACCACAATTGATGACGCATAGATAAAGCCTTGACCACCCGAGATCTTGTCATCTGGATCAAACATGTCCTGACTTGCGTATGTGTGGTTGGTACAAACCAAGCCCACATTGTATGAGCCAAACATGTTGACACAGTTACGAACCAAGGCTGTGAGTGCTTTGGGCTTACGACCCAAGTCGCCTTTCATTTCGCCTGCATCAAATTGGTTCACATCGGTGGGTGTGAGCAACATACCCAAACTGTCAATCACAAACATGACCTTGGGCCGCTCGCCTTCGGCCAGGGCCTTGTAGTCACTCATGAATGTACTGATGGTCTTGGCCACATCATCAATCATGGCCATGCTTAGTTTGAGCAGTTTGCTTTCTGATGTGTCAACTCCAAGTGCCTTGAGCCAGTCTTCATCTAATGCATTTTCCGAATCAATCAACACCACAAATATACCTTGTGCCTGTGCATTCTTGATGATATTGCCCGAACAGATATAGCTCTTGCCTGCACCAGAATCACCAGCAAATACAGTGACCTTGCCCAGGGGAATACCTCGATTGAAGTCTCCTGAGATCAGATAGTTCAAGGCATAATTGCCTGTGCTGATCCAATCGGTGGGATCATTGAATCCAATACTAAGGCCGTCAATGCTCTTAGTGATTTCCTTACGGAATTTACTTACGTCGAATGGTTTTCCCATGTTTACTCCAGTATAATAAAGTTATTTTCTATCAATGAATTCTTGTAGAACAGTTGCCTGTATTGTAACAGATTTTCATCTAGTTTGTCAAAGTTTGCCAGGGGCATTTGGTTACCCACACATGGCAAACTCATTTGATCACACCATGCTTGATATTCTATCGGTGCTGATCTTGTTTCGGTGCGAGATACATTTATCCGTAAAGTCGTATATATCTCTGAAAAATTATTTAGATCACTGCTGATATCGGCATCAGCATTTTGCCATTTTTGCCAGGTGCTTCTGCCGAGATTGTTATAAGCAATAGATATATTGTATATTCCAAACCCCAAGATTTTTGTCCCCAAACGGTTGGCCATGGCATAATCAACATCAGGTGACACTGCTTGCAGTTCTGTTGTGGATTCTTCTATGGCATGAATCAATCGATTGATTGCCGGCAACTCGCCCGGCAACACATGATTGGCCACTGTGCTAATGTTAGGAAATCGTTGATGAAGCTGGACCCATTGACTGTGCAGGCGATTGAGGCTATTTTGGTCACTGGGATCCAGTTCAAAATCAAAATCTGTCAGATGCAGACGACTTTGCACAAAGGATTGTACACGATCAAACCGCTGTTGTAATTCTTGACTCAGAGAGGCGTACCCTAGGTCCGACACTGTGTATTGATTGAGAGCATTGGTATTAAGTTGCTCTACGAAATATTCGTAAACACTGTGATCAACAACCGCAAGTTCTATCGCATCATGAGTTTGAGTCCAGCGCAGTTTTGGCATACAAAAAAACAAGGCCCAAGGGCCTTGTTCAGTTACTTGGCTTGTCTTGCGCGAATCATGGCCAAAATGTCTTCAGCCTTTTGTGCTGGCTTGGCGCCTGCAACTGGTGCTGCCGCGGCTGGTGCTTCCTCGTCATCAAAGTCATCAACAGGTGCTGATACTTTTGGTGCTGGCTTGGCCACTGGTGCAGGTGTGTCTTCATCGACCGCAGGTGCTGAACCACCAGCAGGTGCTTGCACACCAGCAGGACGGAAGTATTGTCCCCAACGCTCAGTGTCGTATGGTTGGCCATCAACGGATGCTTCGAACATCTCTTTGATCACCTTCAACTCAACGTCTGTGGGCTTCTTGGGCAAGAATGTGCTCAAGTCAAACAAACCATACGAGTCAACTGCGGCTTGTTCTGCTTCTGTGAGTGCGGACTCTTTACGTGCCCACTTTGATCCGTTATAGTCAGCAAAGCCACCTTTGGCACCTTTTGAAATACGGAAGTCCAGACCACGCAAGTAGTCTGTTGGCAATTCTTCCAACTCAGGATCCATCAAGGCGCCTTTGATAGTTGTGAAGATTTGTGGACCAATGATGAATCTACGAATTGGATTCTCTGGTGTTTTGTCTTCGGTTAGCGGGTTTTCACGCACAAAGCCTTGGAAGATGTATGAACGTTTCTTCCAGTACTTACGACCCATGTCTTCAAGGCTCTTGTCCTTGAACCAGGTGCGTACTTCTGCCAGGATGGGACATGCCTCACCCCACATTTCCACGCAAGGTACTTGTACCATAACTTGCTTGGATTCCATCTCTCCTTTGATGCCGTTGAAAGGCAAACGAATCATTGCTCGTTCTTGCCAAAAGAAAGTGTTTTTAGAGTTACCATCAGGGAGGAAGCGTAGTGTGGCCGATTGGCCTTCTTCCATGTTCCAGTGCGGGTAAATTGAATTATCACCGCGCTCGGTGGATGATCCACCTTGTTTTGATTCCGCTGCCTGTAGTCTTGCTCGAATTTCTGCTAAAGATGCCATAGTTTTTTCTCCTATAA